TCAATATCACCCTGTTCAATCGTGCCGCTGATGGGACACCTTATACCCTTGATTTCATTGACAACCATGCCATCAAGTACATCAGTAATAATCTGTTCCAGTGATCTGTCATCATTCACCATCTGATTCACCACCTTCCAGTGTGCCGCCCTCAATGATCCGGCTTGACCACATGTCAGCCATGTGAATAATCAGGTATAGCGGCGTTTCATGTCCCTTCACACCATAGTTTGCAGTTACATACAGACCGTCATGAAATCTGATTGCATGACGTTCTTCTTCCGTCAGGTCAAGGAACCGGTTGATGATTTCCAGTGACCTGACCGCGTGGTCATCAGGATCCAGCAGTTCCTTGTTGTGCTTCCACGGCTTTGCTTCAGATACCTTGCCGGACTTCAGCACGTTGGGAATGTACATTGCCTTGCCACGGTCACCGCACTTGCCCACGTCATGCAGTAGTGCCGCGATGACCACCGAATCATGGATCTTGTTGTAATCAGCGCCGCCATACAGCGCCACGCCAATCTTTTCAGCCGTGAACATGACGTTCAGGCTGTGTTCAGCAAGTCCACCTTCACCATTGCTGTGATTTGCGCCGGATGCCGGTGCGGTAAAAAATCCGATCTGTTCAAGGTATTCACATAAAATGTCAACACCTTCACGGTTGGTACGCTTCAGGGCTTCAATGATTGTCCCTTTCACGTCACGCCTGACTTCCTTCTGTTCCTGTGCCTGTTCCGCTGCAACGGCTTCAGCTTTTTTCTTTGTTGCCATAGTTTCCATCCTTTCCTTGTGTTTATTCCATATTGCGACCGCTTCATACATGAAGGTGGTTGCAACAAGTTCCTTTCCTTCAACCCACACGTGGTAAACCGGGGCTTTGTAATAGGTATGACCGTCCAATACATACGGCGTGGTGGTCACATACATTGCCGTGTCACCGTCACCTTCCAGCCGCTTCACTTCCGTGTGGAATTCTTCACACCCTTTCACCCATAGTTCAAACTGTTCACCCATCATTGGACACCCCTTTTTCTGACATTTGTGCGTTTGAATCAGACCAACCGACAGCCACCCTTTGTAATATTTGCAGTACGCCGCCGGATAATAGGTGAAATTCCCGTCAATCAACTGGTATTTCTGACCTTGCTTCATAGGAAGATCTTTCTTCCGTTGTCTTCTGCGCTTTGTCTGTTCTTTTCGATTTCCACGGCTGCGCCGGTATGTCTTTTTAGCACCCATAATTCAAATGAATGCTGACTGACAGTTTCTGTTCCCACTTCTGCCGCACCTTTCTGAAATACTCATATTCCGGCAAGTTGCCCGGTGAAATCCGTTCATAGTTGTTCAGCTTTTCAATCAGCAGTTTGAAGATTTCAAAGTCAGCCGGGAACAACAGAACCGCCACACCGCCGGATTCATCAATCTTCCGCAACTTCTGAAGCTGCAATTCTTCCGGCTTTCCGTTTGGCGCTTTCAGTTCAACCCCCATGAACCGCCCACGGCAGCACACCAGCAGATCCGGGATACCGGCGCGTGTGTAAGCACCGCCGCCCCAATATTTCACGAACCAGCAGCCGCGTTCCTTCAGGTATGCTTTCACCCGGTCTTCAAAATTCTTTTCAGCAGCCACCTTTAGCACCTTCCTTTTTCCGCAACTGCATGTATTCCTTCAACGGAAGCCCCATTGAATCAGCAGCGCATTTCAGCGCGTGTTTCTTATCACCGAATGAACCGAATACCGGCACATACGGGAACCCAACCTTGTGACAGTAATACTGACCGCCCTTTTCCTTGCTGACCACATAACTAAGCTTCATTTCCGCACCTTTGCCTTTGAAAACTGATGGTTGCCGATCTTGATGAAGTCCGTGCCGTTGACCTTATCCCGGCTGAAGAACACATAACCTTCCGGCAGAACCGTGTTCTGGTTGCCATTTGTAATGACTTCATCAATGGCGGCAAGTTCCGAATCACCCGGAATGTTATACGGGTTGTTGCGGTACTTCCACGTTGCAAACTGACCTTTCTGTGACAGCACGTCATACACCGTGTCAGGAAAATCAGGTGACAGCACCCGGTTAAAAATGACTTCAACCACGGCTTTCTGACCGTCAAAAGGTTCCGTCTGTGCTTCCATTGCAAGAATCAGACCAAGCAACCGGAATTCTTCAGAAGTCATTTCCATTGCGATGTGTTCATAAAGGTTGAACGTTTCGCGTTCCGGTTCCAACGCTTCCAACGTGTTGGGCGCGTTGGTTTCCGTTTCGCTTTGGATCTGGATGACGAACGGTGGCGGTTCTACTTCCAGCGCGTCAGCCTGTGCCGGAACCGGTGCGGCTGTGCTTGCTGAACAGCTGCCGTGACCGATCATGAAACCAAGCAACATTGAAGCGATGCTGACGGCAATCAGCCGGTTCCTGACCCTGTTATGCCTTTTTCGTGATCTTGAATAAGTCATCTGTCAATTCCTTCCCTTCCTTCAGTGCTTTCAGGTTCTTTACTTCAATGCTGTTCTGAACCAGCGGATAATAATAAAAACATGTTTGGTTCTGACCAATCCGGTGCGTCCGCTTCTTTGACTGTTCCCATAAATCACAGGATCCTTTACCAAGCGGCAGTGTAAAGTACACCGTGCGCCGTGCTTTCTGGAAGTTGCCGCCCATCGCACCGGCTTGATACTGAATGAACGTGATGCTGTTGGATTCCTGTTCATAGGCGGTTAGATCTTTGGCGCTGCCGTTCAGGATGCTGACCGGCTTTCCGATTTCAACGGCAATTTCAATCAGGGCTTCCAGTTCTTTGGTGAAGTTGTAGAAGACAATCAGCCTTTCTTCCGTGCTTTCAAAGATGTCCCTCATAGCTTTCAGCTTTGTTTCCGAATACACTCCGCACATCATCCTTGCATAGAGCATCTTTGTCAGGCTGTTGTCACCAACCAGTTCAGTGCCGTCCTTTGTGACGTAATACCCGGAATTGATAAAGTGCTTGTATCCTTCTGAAACCTTGACCGGGATGACCTGTTCAATCTGATCCGGCAGCGTCAGCACTTCTTCCGTCTTCTTAAACAGCGCACCGTTTTCTGCAAGCCGTTTCTTCAGGTGGTCAATGTTCTTGTAGCCGGTCACCACTTCCTGAAGAAACCCGGTTCCGTAATCCACCCAATCCGTGATGATGTAGGAAGCATAGAAAGCGCGTTTTGAGATCTTCCAGCCCAACAGGTTGCACTGTGACCAAAGCTTTTCATATTTCCCGGCGGTTGGTGTGCCTGAAAGAAGCACCACGCTTTCAGGGTTCATTTTCAGCACGTACCGTGACCGCTTTGCCCGTTCATTGCTTATCAGTGAAGATTCATCCAGCATCAGGGTGAAGCCGGTCATATGGGCGTAATATGAACGCCTGAATAGCAAATCATAATTGATTACCCCCACAACCATGCCATCCTTCTGAATCCCGGCATCAATGTGATTCTTGAATGACAGTGCTTCAGATTTCTTTGTCAGGTTGAACACCTTCATGTCATCCGGGTAATACTCTGTGAAATGCTGAATCCAGTCATCAACCTTTGATTTCTGACAGACCACCAAGTTGGCGTAATTGTTCAGCTGCCACATCTTTTCAGAACCGATGAAGGTTTTACCAAGACCCATGTCATAGAAATAAGCAACCCGGTTTCTGTCTGCCGTCATGTCAAGTGCTTCTTCCTGATGTGGCATAAGCTTCAGCGGTTTCATACCTTGATTCCGGTGCATTCCCGGAAGATGTCAGCATCAAAGTTCGGAAGCGCCTTGATGATTTCACGCTTTTCATTAGATAAACCATTCCACCAAAGCTGTGCGCTTTCTGATTCATCCAGAATCTTCAGGTATCCTTCCGTGGTCTTATATTCCGGGTGTGCTTTCTTTTCATCCTCTGACATGTCTGAAGCACAAACCCATTCAACAACGTTCTTTGGGATCTGATTCAACAACCACCTTGCATCAGAATCACACCAATCACGGTATGTCCAGTCAGACGGTTTATTGAACAGCATGATCTTAGGTTCAACCGTCATGAAACATCCGTTGTTGAAAGACGATTTGTTCCAGTCCCCGGTGTTCCAGTCCCCGGTGTTCCTGTTCCCGGTGTTGCAGTCCCCGGTGTTGCAGTCCCCGGTGTTCCTGTTCCCGGTGTTGCAGTCCCCGGTGTTCCTGTTCCCGGTGTTCCAGTCCCCGGTGTTCCTGTTCCCGGTGTTCCTGTTCCCGGTGTTGCAGTCCCCGGTGTTGCAGTCCCCGGTGTTGCAGTCCCCGGTGTTGCAGCTTTTCTGTACTTCATCCCACGGAATTTCACGGATGATCTGAAGCTTGTTGGTACAGAACTTACTGTTGTCCTCAGTCACCACATCACCCAGCGCTTCAACCTCTGCTACAATGGTCTGATCCGGGTCAAACGGATAGAAGTTGAAAACCTGTGGTAACCGTTCACAGAAGTGCATTCCGCGTTCACACACCGACAGATCTACATCTTCACTGAACGTTTCACCAAGTCGGTACTGTTTGTTACGGCACGTCCAATCTTTATTGAAAGCCTTGTATCCTTTCATTTTTCTTTCCTCATTTTCTTATATTCATCTTCAAGGATTTCCACGGTGTAAAACCACTTGTAACAGTCTTCACAAGACCTTGCCCTTCTGGTCAAACCGTCACGCTTCCGGGAATCCATGACCTTTGTTTTCAGTGATCCGCACCGTGGGCATTTCATACGGCAACACCTTCAATTTCAGCGAACCGCCGCGCATTGATGAAGTACACCCATTTGCCGCTTGCCATGTGGATGCCATAACCCCACGGGAACACGCCCTGTTGTAAGCCGCGCCGGACTGTTGCCACATCCAGATGCATCAGTTTGGCGGCATCTGCCGGAATCATGGTCTGGATTTCCTTGCCGGATCCGACCAAACGCGGCATCTGCATGTCATCGGACTGTTCAAAGTAATCCGCATTCAGTCCCAGCGCCGTGGCAATGTCGCGCTGCTTGTCAGCTGACGGCGTGTTCTTGCCGGATAAATACTGACTGATAGATGCCTTACTGCAACCGGTCATCCCAACCACCTGTGTCTGTGTCAGGTGAAGTTCAGTCATCACTGCCTTTAACCTTTCATGAAATTTCATCATCCATTCCTTTCTTGTGGACTGTTAATCCACATCGTTGGTAAAAAAAATATCCTGAACTTCAGTGTCTGTCAGTTTTAACAGGTCTTTTAAAACCATAACTTCAGACACCTTGAATTCCGTTTCACCGTCCAGCTTCTTCTTGAACCCCGGATAGGTCAGCCCACACTTTTCAGCAATAAACTGAAGCTTATACCCGGAATCATCAATCTTCTTCCGTAAAAGTTCCATGCCTTTCATCTTGCCCGTCATCCCCTTTCTTTATTCTGGAAAATAGTTCTGATTGTACTGTACCCTGACCGTCATGTAACACTTACCGGCTGCATCTGTCTGCATTGCCTTGATTTTAAACTGCTGCTTTCCGGCTTCAAGAAAATGTTTGTAACCTTCTGCTTCACCTTCACTGTCAAACTGGATGACCTTTTCAATGAATGCCGTCAGAATATGCTTTGCCATGCTGTCACCGCCTTTCAGTTAAACGGCAGCGGATCCACCGGAACCAGTTCATACGCGGCAACTTCCTGATTCGTCAGGGGTTCCGAATATTCCACCCACGAATATGCCTTGACACCCGGTTCAACTTCAATCCGTCCGTCATAATCACCGTGGTCAATCAGGTTCTTCATAGGCTGTGCGCCCGGTGAAAAACCGCGTTCAGTCATGTAATACCTATACATCTTTCAGCATCTTCCTTTCTCTGCAATTCTTCCAGTTCCTTATATGTCACCACCCGGCTGTGATACCCTATAGCCCGGTAATACTTTGCATACCGCTGTGCATCTTCCACATCACAGCTTGTGCATGTCGCAATGTGTCCGGCAGTGTCCAGCGCAACCACACAAACCGTCAGGTTATCCCGGTCATGTAATTCTTCCCGGAACCGCTTCAACCACCCTTCTGCGATGTCATCATGTCTGCCTTGCAGCATCCTGATACAGTTCAGAATGTGGTTCACGGTCATGTCATGCACGCTGATCTGTTTACCGTTTTTCTGTGTCCATAACCCTTTCATCAACCGGGTCATATGCTGATGATAAGCAACATCAGCATC